TCCATTTTTTATTCCGATGTTCCAATTCAAATCTTTTACCATTTTGATAGTATCCTCTTTTATGAGATATACTTGGGTCCTCAGAACTAACTACATTTTCTCCACTAAGATAAGCACTCATTGTATCTTTAAACTGACCACTATTCATGTTCCCAGGACCAATATTATACATGAAATCTGCAAGACCATATTTCTGCCTATCAGATATTTTGACCCAATCAAATCCACGATTACCAGCATATAACTCAGCATACTTTAATGATGAAGTAGCCTCTCGATGAAGAGCCTCTTCTGCCTTTTTCTCATCCCAAGACGTTCCTCCAACCCAAATATTTATTGTACTACCACCATGCTTTTTTTTCTGAATCTTTCCTTCTCCAATATCATTCTTACTAATTCTTTTACCATATCCAATAGTCCAATTGCCAGCTGCGTCTTGATAAGGCACATGTTTACCATTATGAATAACACTGCCCTCGACATCTTTTAAATACCCAATATATTTTTTCATCCAATTATTAGACGTCATAAACTATCTCCTCTTACCCCACTTTAAATCAAGAGGAACGGATATCCCAACATTCCAATCATAATTACGAAAACCTTGTCCTGACCTCATTTTCTCATAATTACCACTAATCATAGACTTCCCTACGGGAAATGCAAAACTTCCTTTAGTAAACGGACTAGCCCTAAGAGACTCTCCAACTCCACCAGAAAACTTCATACCTAGTAAATCATAAATACTTTTCATATACTGTAAATCTTCCTGCAATCCTTGGTCGTATTTCCTCGAAGAAGAAGACCCTATCACTTTCATCTTACCAGATGGATACCTATTTCTAGTTACCTGATTCCACATTGTACTTGTTTTTTGATATCCTCCATCTAAGGCTCTACTCTGAGCTAAAGCCCTCATCGCCAAACTTGGACTTGAGGTAAAAGATGAACCAGGATAAGATGTAAAAGATTTAGGATTATTTGAATTTTCAGACATTATGCTACGACCCAGCTTTTAGCTTTACGCTTTGGTTTAAACCATTTTCTTTTACCTTCTTTTTGTTTCATATTAGGAGGAAAAGAGTGCACGGTTGAATAATAAAGAGACTCAATGGTGTCATCGTGAGACATTTTTGGGCCGAATGTAATAATTTCATTGATTAAATCAAACATATTTGTTCGTAAAAAGACTGTTCCCATGCTAAAACGACCTGAAAGACCTGAATATATACGATTTCTCTTATTTTGACCACCAGGTTTCTCGGGAATAACTGATATATCAAACCTATTTAACCTACGTCTTTCGTCATTTAGAGCCTGAAATATACTTCTATTCATAGCAACGTCCTCGACAGTTGCAGAAACACAATTATATTTACCATAGAGAGATATAATATAATCAACGACTCCACTACGTCCCAATATATTCCCAGTACTCGGGTCTTTTGACCCAATAGTCGGAATAGACCTATGCCTTTCATATTCAAGTACGTAGCAATTATTATTAACATCAATAGCGACAACCATAATAACACTAAAATCTGAGTGCTTTGTATCAATATCTGTAGCGGGGTCACATCCGATAAAAATATTGACTGGGACCTCCCTTGTTTCAAGTCCATCATCAATAACTATATAATTAATATCATCATCATTTTTATAATACCCTTCCCAATACCTTATGTGCTTTCTTGTCCATACAGCGTCCTCCTCGCTCATCACTTCCATCATATATTCCTGATAGAACTTTTGAGGCTGACCAGAATCAGCGTAGAACTTCTTCTTCTCCTTTATCTTTTTACTGGGAAAGAACGATGCCCAAAGAGGCGTTCCATCTGACTGCAATGCTTTATATGTAATTACCTCCCAGGCAAAATCTTCCCCATTTTTAATAGCTTTTGCATGCTGAGTAAGTAAATTGTTAATAAAGGAATCATAATGTACGGGAGTGCCATTAACACGGAGCCTACCAGTATGAGGCTCAAGCGCGGGATAAACAACAGCAGTGACAAGATTTGCGTTCTTATCTCTGGCCTCTCTTGTAATTGTATTTGCTTCATGCTCAAAATCATCCAATACTATCAGGTCATATCTCTTATGAAGCTTAGCACCACCACGAATACCAGCAACATTAGATTTACTTATAAGTTTACATCCATTAGTTAATTCTATATCTTCTTCTGTCCATTTTCTCCCTCTAACCGCACCAAAATAATACTTTATTCTGTCATTATAGTCAAGGTGATGTTTAATGTAATCCATATTCCCTACTGAAAGCTTCTGAGTAGCTGATACCCATGCATAAAATAGAAAATCATCCCCACCTTTACAAAACAAAAAATCTTTCAATATAGAAGCTTTAGTAAGAACAGTCTTGCCATGGCCTCTCGGAATAATAATAGCTGCCTGTTTAGTTTCTTTATTATCTATAGCATCTGCTATCTCATAATGAAAAAATGGAGTTTCACTACGAAGAAAATCCTCAGGAAGAAATAGTTTCCCAAAAGATATTAAATCTTTGCTAGCTAGTTTTAATGCTTTCTCAGCATCTGACACAGACTGACTATTTATGTTCGGCATCTTTCTTCTTATTATCTATAAAATCTTTAAATCGTTCTTCATCTTTATTCATTTCCACATAGAGGTCAAAAGCTAACTCACTATTCTTTTGTCTTTCAACATAATTAGAAAGAGCATACTCCAACACTTTTATCCTATTAATCAAGTCTTTTCTTTTTAATCCTCTTTTCGTAACTACCATTATCTTTTCCTACCTCCTTGCCCCCTATATTTTTTATACTTATTTTTAGTCCCTCTACCAGAACCCTGCCTTGTCTTTTTTATTTTCCTCTTTTTCTTTTTTAAATCTCTACTACTCTGATACAGACTCATGAAGACACACTTCTTATCTGAGTTTTATAATCACCAATGTTTCTTTTCCCTCTAATATAAGGAGTCCCACATCTCTCGCACCTATAAACAGGAAACTTATTAGCCGAAGTTAAGTACACAGCGCTAGTCTCTTTCAAGTTTTTACTCCCACAACTAGGGCATATATCATCATCCATCAAAACTCCAAGGTTAGGATGATTATGAATATACGGCCTTATCTTTAAATATAACTCCTCTAAACCCATCACATCGTGCTTATTATATTCAACCATCTCATTTAATCTATCTTGATTCCCATTTTCACAATCAATCCATAACTGAAAATCTGTTGATAGCTTATTTTCCAACTGAAAATATTTTGTTAAGAAGTCTTGTTTATATGATGGTGCAAAAAATTCTCTCCGAGCAACCTTTAAAGTGTCAATAATCTTAAAAGGACTTGGTGGGGGCATGTCATGTGAAATAAATCGCCAACGGAGTTTTCTAAGGTCGAACCTATCTCCGTTATGTCCAATGACTATATCTGCCTCATCTAATAGTTTATAAATTGACTTAACAACTCTCTTGTCGTCTCTATTTTTAGATTCTTCTGGAGTAACAACATCAGACTGAACATCATCATCATACAACCACTTAGCAGCCCAGCTTATTATGTACTGATGCTGTGTTATTTGATAATGCTGAATATATTGTTTATAAGTCCCCCAACCAACAAAATGATATAAACTAGTTTCTACATCAAATAATAATATTTTAGGAAGCTCACTTTCTTCATACTCCAGAGGCTTCTGAAAAAACTTACGACAACTGTAGCATTCATACCTTTGGTAATCATTTCTAATACCTTTCTTTCTACCATAAGTACTTCCGCAATAAGGGCAACAAACCATATTATTCTCCTTTTTTTATATTAATTTCCTCTAATTTCTTTGGCCTTTCAGCAGCTTCTATCTGGTCAGGCTCGAATCCACTAAACAAACCTATTATCCCCTGCTCTTTTTGTTTTATAGTAGTTGTCCCTAGAGTTCCTATTGCCTTCCCCAACTCTTTAGTGGCGTTCAAGACAATATGGTCCTCTGGGGAACCGTCTGCTAAACATTTCAATTTCTCTAAGACATATTCATGGTCAATGCCCATAGTTTTTGCTACATCAATTACTGACTTTTCTACTTCTTTCATAACTCTCTCCTGATTTAATAGGATTGCCGCTTTCTTTTGAGCTTTATACGAATCAGTTTCACTAAACGCATCCATATAGCTTTTAACCGCCCCAAGACCAACTGCAATATTAGTCGCAAATATCTTCTCTTTTTTGGTTGTTGATTTCCGTTTATAAATCTGTTTTTTTGTATCTTTAATGGATTTTGAAAACGTGTATCTATTTTTGTGTTCGGAAAAATCAGTATCCATATATGTTTTAGGTAAACATAAAAACGAACCAACAACAGTGCGAATATAACTTTTACAATATTTATAGTTTCTTCTGTCATTGGGATGTTTAATAGGTGATGCTTTAAGTATCTGAACAATGCGACCATCATCGCTCCAGACCCAGTCGCCTTCTTTTGCATCTCTCCAGTCTTTTAGAGGAGTCTCGTTTGGATGTTCATCATAAAACTCGCTTATATGGTCATACACACAATGTTTCACTCCTTTTATTTTTCTATAATCCATAATAATTAATTAGGCGTTATAATCCCATCATTACTAGATAGCTCCTTAATTTGCAGAGCTAAATCATCAATCAGATATTGAACGGCTAAAGGAATATGATACACCGAACCATCTATTTCAATAGGGATAGTATCTCCAGATTCACCAGATATCTGCTTTAAAGCATTTTCAATATCTTCATGGCTAAGGTTGCTTAATGCATTTATAACTTTTGCCATAATAACCAATATTAATATAGAATATATATACCAATCAAGGAATTACTCCCCCCTCCTAACAACCTCCCCCCTACTCTAAACTATATGCTCTACCATATGACCATACTGACTATACTACTATACTATAATATATATATATATATATAGTATAATAATAGAAATGACCAAGTCATTCATAGAAAAATTATAGGATTTTGATGTATAACCATATTTGACTTCAAAATGGGGAAGACGGATTATGGAAATTCGTTTTTTAGTTGAAAACCATTAATCTTGAAAGGGTTAAACAAATGATTATTATGCACAACTTCGGTGATGGCGACAGAATCACAGACGTCTTTGTAGCAGAACTTGAAGATGGTACTTATGCCGTACGGTGGGATGTAGCATCTAAAAGCACTCTCTACTGGGATGAGGCAACCTTAAAATCTAAATCACTCCAGGCTCAGGTGAAGACTGTTATGACTGATGATGCCACCTTCACGGGCTCTGAGGTCTTCACATTTACTGATGATGAACTTGGTCTGGTTGTAGAAGAAGGTTAATCATCAACAAACTAACATCCATCGGCCTCCCTTATGGGGGGCTTGATGGGTAAGTTTATCCTTAAGAGTGAAAGAATATATACAGTTAACTTGGTCATTAACATACGGAGGAAGTATCATGATAGATTACATTGTAGTGTTATTCGTAGTAACGGTAGTTATAGGTCCTATAGCATTATGGGCATCGTGGAATGAAAGGAATGCTAATGAATGGATATCGGCAAATGTAGATGGTTGCCCATTCAAGTATAAGTGGCAGATAGCTGATGATTTATCAGCGTCCCGTAAAGACATTAAGTTCAGTCATTTAATGGTATTACCTAAGGCTGAAGTAAAGAAATTATGGCTGCTCGCCAAGGGGGGTAACTAATGGAAGATTGTGGACACGACCATCACCATAAAGATTGCCTAGTATGTCTATTCAAACTATGGATAAAGTCATTATTAGACGGAGGTGAGTAATGGATGAATATGTAACAACTACAGGAGGGTAACTAATGATTAAAAGGACATTCCCATCCAAAATAAATAATTGTCCAGTCATGAAATTAAACAATGGTATAAGAATAGCTAATTGGAGCTCACCACATCCATTTACATTTACAACTGGTGAAGTATTACCAGCGTGTGACCCTGATAGGGTTAAGGCGATGAGTCTTGATATAAAAGAAACTGTCTTCCCTGGCCCTATTAATATCTTTACGAATGGATTATATACTGATATTAAAATAAATACTAGCATACCTACTATTGTCCGTGATGATTTAGAAGTTCTGCAAGATTGCAAATCATTAGATATTATATTAATACCGTTCATGGTGTTAGATGCTATGAAGAAATCTGGGATACATCGAGGTAAGTGTAGAGTTATTAGGGTGGCAGACAGAATAACTAAAGAAATATACCCTGACAAGTTTTGTATTTAAAATTAAATGTATCAGTGGTTGTCCGCAGGTGCAGTCCTGAGCATGACATAAAAAGGCTCAAAGATTGCGAATGAACACCTTAATTGTCGCAAAGGTTGACGTTGGTGTTAAACCGTGCTCGCTCTGATGTGTTCTCAGCTGTAAACGGGAGATAACAGCCCTCACTGCCCACAAGAGAAAAACAAGTGGTCTCCCTTACACTTAAGAATATTAAAAAGATTCTACGGAGGATAATATGGACAATAATTGTTGCAACGAATGTGACTGCTGGGATGCCATAGAATCTATCGAGATAGAACACTGGCAACTAAATAAACCACAAACAAAGAGGATAATAATGACTGAAACTAAATCACCAATCAGATATTTAAAAGATAAGCTTAGCATTAACGGAGACTTCCTACAACAATGGAGAAAGCTTGACAATAAAGATAGAGAAGAATTAAAAGAGCTCGCGGAAGAAGAAATAAATAAGTCTGAGTCAAAAAATGACTAGCCAAGAGCTGATTGGAATACTAATTGTAACATATTTTATGCTATGGGCAGGAATATTACATTGGGTATTCTATAAAGAACAAAGATTTAACAAATGTCAACTAACAGCTAAAATAAAAGCAGAAGCGAGGAAAATAATGGAAATGTCAGCGAATGCATTTAAAATGGCAATACTCACAATAGAACATCTTGCAATATTTGTAGCAGGGTTCATGGGTGGAGCACTAACATTCTTCTTTAAGAATAAATACTATCTTAATACAAGATTATTTACTAAAGATGAAGTAAAAGGTATAGTTCATATGGCTCTAGGTGAAGAAAGACTGAAAGAGAACAACATGATGCAACAAGTCATCAGAAAGATAAAGAAATAATATGAACGCTTTCAAAAGTACACTAATACCTCATGAGCTTAATATACTTCAGAGAAGAATTGATAAGCTATCACTACTAATATTAACAAACGGAAATTCCTCATCATTATTAGAAGACGAAGAGCGTGATAGTATAACAAAGGATATAGGAAAGACCGAAGAAGAACTGATTCTACTAATAAAAACATCAGTAAATAGACTGAAACTGTTACATAACATAAAGGTAAATGGACATGTGTGAACCATCACTAGGCATAGGCATTGCAATCGGAATGCTAATAGGAACAATAGTTAACATGATAATGGACAAATGGTTTCAGTGGAAAAAAGACCTCAAAAAAGAATATGAAAAGGACAACCAAAAACAATGAATAAAAAACCTAAAGGCAACTGTTACGCAATAAACGGAAGATGGATGGTTGGCAAACAACATCATAAATTAGTTCATGGAGTTGTGAAGAACCAAAAAGATGGTAAAGCCATGGGACACTGCTGGGTAGAAAAAGATGGCGTAGTATATGATTACAGCAATAACACCGAAATAATGCTTCCTAAAAAAATATATTATAGAATCGGACAAATACCATTTGAAGGACATAAAATATATAAATACACATACACAGAAATGGCTAAAATGTTATTAAAGCATGAACATTGGGGGCCATGGGAATCTGAACCACCAAGATAACAAGGAGTATATTATGGACTTAGAAAGTGATTTCATATTTGATGATATATGCGACTCAGTATTCCCAGCAATTCAGTGGATGCTAGAAGAATGTGACGATATTAGAGAAGAAGATATTCCTAGATATATAACAGAAGATGAAAATATATCTCTAGAGCAAGCCCACAAAATCTATGAAGCGTATAAGATTAACAATGAATAAAGTTAAAGAATTTACTAGCAAGGCGCTGGTAATAAAACAACACCGTAATAATGGAGGAAATAATGCAATACGGACCTCGAAATAACACTATCCAAGAAAAGATAGTAAACATACTAAACACGAATATGTTACCAGACCACTGGTA